CGGGAATTTAAACCCACTTGGGCTTGAGAAGGTATCAAACTATCACTGCTTTCTTACTCTCTCTGCTGGTCCGAAGTAGCCAGGAACCCCATCAAAGACACCCTTTATACATTTTCTAAATGATAAAGGGGAGGCCCAGGACGCTTGAGCGTCCCTCCATACGGCTTCGTAAACCCGTCTAAATGGTTTCATGTCAGGGGGGTCTTGACCTACGATTCCCACAGCAGTCCATCTGTGGAAATCGGGCCAATCCTCTTTCACCTTAACATTACTCCATTCATACCTTACATCCAACCTCTGAAGTAAATCAGACTTATCCCTCATATATCTTTCGACAAAGGAGGGTATAGGCAGGCGTAAGGCGCCGGTGTTTATGAGCCGGGCTGTGGGATCTTGGCTAGTCCAAAGATATGCAGCAAGCTTTCTCTGTCCCTCCGTAATGCCCACAAGTTGATCTTTATGTGGGTATACTGGGAGGCCAAGCCCTCCAAGAGATTCATGAACAAAATACGACATCCCTTTTGGGAGACACGTATCTAACTCATGCTTTCTTGCGGAGATCCACTTGGACAAGGCAAAACACCTTTTGTCCAAGGGATGAGCCTCCACAAAATCTTCACACGAATCCTTCAATGAATCCTTTTGGAGATAGTGTGTACCATACATCGACTGCTCACTTTGTAGTTTCGAGGAAGACTTCTTCTGTACATAGACATGGCCCATATTTATAATGGGCAATGATCTATCACATATCCATTTCCTTTCCCCAAAGAAATTGACATGGGGTCTAATCTTGAAAATCTCTGAATTGATTACAAGATAGGATCTGGAAACATAATTCTTACCCAAGCTGAACTTTAGTCCAGCTCCAGCGGTAAAAGTCTTCCAAACCTCATACTCTGCTATTGATCGAAGGTGAAACAAAACATCATCACCATTGATCAGCATCGCATGATCTTTCAGGAGCTTCTTTCTACCTGTACACACCTCTATGGCTTTTCTGGTAACCGCTGCATTGACCATGCAGAGTATTGGAAAAGAGAGTGGACTTCCCATCAATTGTCCATTAATCTGAGGTGCAACCTTAGAATCATCGGCAGAATGTAAGGTATGCCTAGTTAGACATCCAAACAACGTTCTCCTATGTTCATAGGGTGCATCCAGATTATGGAGGATCCTGTCAAGACATATTTCACTCAACGTTGCATTGAGAAGATCAGTTGCGGACTCATAGTCGCCTGATACCCAGATACCTTCTGGTCTCCAGGTTCCGCTACTATAGTCCTCAGCCTCAAGGGTGCTTCTCCTTGCACCACACTCGAACGCTTCAATATATTCAGCGGACGGGCCTTGAGCTTTCTCAAGCAAATCGTTGATGTGATCCATCTTGGCAGGACCCCTCGTCAGTCGGAAGGCTGGATTCTTACCGACCAACGGTGCGATAATTCGCTGATAAGCTCTCGCTAACTGATAAGCGGGAGCAGACCCACGAGTAATCACACGAACCTTAAAAGGCTCTAGAAGAGCAACTGGTCGACAATCAATATCCTGTAGTTGTGATGCTACAGAAACATAATCCAACCAGTCCTCATCAACATCAGGGACTCTCCACTCTACACCCATAACATCACCACCACCTATTTTCGATGGCTTAGACGTTATCTCGCTTTTCCAATCAAAACTTTCTTGTACAAGGATAGGACAACTCTTTTGCATAAACCCACCTAGGTGGCCCTCATTCGAGGTAAGTTGGGATTCACCAACTAGCTCCGAATAGGAACCACCCTTATCTCTTCCCGTTTTAAAGGATGCCCCAAAACTGGGACAGACTTTATAGTGCGGTGTGCACTTCACGGGAGGGATGAGTTCATCCACGGTTCTTGTAACCTCCTCGATCAAATCATCAAGGAAAGGGTTGTCCAGATCCTTTTGATCAAGTTCAGTCAAAGTAAACCAGTGTTTCTCAAGTGCTTCTGTTACAAAGTCGCTTGAGACTGGAAGGGATGCTCTTTTGGCTGAGTAGAGTTCATACAGAAACTGAACTCTCTCACCATTATCCCTCTTTGCTGAAACTATCCTTGTACAATGTAAGATTCTTCTTCCTACTTTACCTTGGAATAAATAATTTGCTCTATCATCGGCCTCCAAACATGAGGGCCGAGGAGGGAGTTCAGATTGATTTAAACCCAAGGCAAGTAGGGTCGCAGTCTTAAACTTCAATACCTTCTCAAGTTTACCCCTAAGGGCATAACGGAACCAACGAGTCATCGTTTCTCGTTGGGATGCCCAGGTCAAAGTTTGACCCAAACGTGTGTTGATTATATACGAATATACCTCGAACATACGTTTAACCTTCTCGTAGGAATCTACAATTTCTCGAGAAAGGTCGGACCTCCAATCCGTCACGCCATCCATTGGGATAGAATCACTCGAAGGATAAAATCGTCCAAGAAATTCATCCCAAAGGTCAGGGGAGTGACACGAGCTGAGTCCAAAGTATTTAACTCCGAACTCAATAAGGTAAGCCGAAGCTTCCTTAGGAGAATAATACTTAACACAGCTCTCTACCAGAGCTTTAGCCAATGTGGTTTCCATAATGAAATCGCGTTGATCGTGTAAGTAGC